CAAAATGTAACAATTAGTGGTGGAATGTCAGCTAAAAAAGGCTTTGAAACTGAAAAAGCTACATTAAAAAATGGGAAATTAGATGTTCAATCTATTGAATATAAGGAGATGAGTAAGAAATGAATGTACTAAGTAGATTAACAAAAGATTTCTTAAATAATTTTACTAACTTAAATTTCTCAAGTAATCTAGGAAGTTATGGAGACATTGTTTTTCAAGTAACTCGTGGAAATGTTCTAACTCCTGAAAGTATAGATTTAACAATATCATCAAAAATTGAAGAACATGATAATCTTGGAGAAGCTCCTTATACAGAATTTATTCATAGAAATTTAAGATCTATTTCTTTAAATATAAAGTTAGTTTATACATTAACAGATATAAATGATGCTTTACTAAAATTAGAAAAAATATGTGAAAATGGTGAATATTATCCACTTATTTTAGGAAATAAACCTTTGTCAAAATATGGATTTATTTTAATAGATTTTAAACAAGGAATAAAAAGCACAAATTCAAATGGAGAACTAGAAGTTGTAAATTGTTCTTTAGCCTTAAAAGAATATATTCCAAAGTTAGATAGACTTCTATTACCTACGACGAATAATTTAACAACAGAAAATAAAGAAAATACTAGAAACAATAATAATAGAAGTAATCAAAAGAATACTAAAAAAAATAAAAAGGTTTTAAAGAAAAAATCTAAGACTAATATTTATTCAAAAAATAAAGATGAAAAAAAATGGCTACGTGGATTAGTTGAAGATGATTTAAAAGGATATTAATAGGAGGGTATATGATAGTTTCAAATAATGTTGTTCCTAAGCATCCAAAATTAATGGAATTATATGTTCTATTAAATACAAAAAGGGGAACAGTACCACTCCATAGAGATTTAGGGATAGATAATAGAATGATAGATAGACCAATTACAGTTATAAAAAATAATATATTTAATGAACTGCAAATGCAAGTGAATAAATATATAAAAGGACTTACATTAAATAATGTTAATTGCAAAGCTACTGAAAATGGTCTTGAAATTGAATGCGAGGTTGAAATAGATGAAAGAATTTAATTTGATTGACTCTAATCCTGAATCAATATTAGCTGATGCTTTGAGATTCCATGAAGAAATTACAGGAGAAAGATTAGAGTTATGTACAAAAGAAGCATATTTATACTCAACGGTTGCAGCACTATTAGCAAATATAAAAGCTAATATGAATGATGTAGCAAAACAAAACTTCTTGAAATATTCAAGAGAAGAAAGACTAGATTTAAAAGGAAATTTCTATGGTGAAAGAGGTATTAGATTAAAAGCAAATAAAGCAAGAACTACAATTAGATGTTATATATCATCAATTGTAGCAAAAGATGTAATTATAGCTAAAGGTACAAGGTTTCTCTATAAGAATTATATGTTCTATACAGAGCAAGAATATAAAATAAAACAAGGGCAGACTTATGTTGATGTTATAGCTGTAGCTGAAATTGCTGGAGAACTAGGGAAAATACTAGCTGGAGACATTAAAGAAATAGTTGATAGATATGAGTATATTAAAGAAATAACTAATATAACTGATGTAACAGGTGGTAGAGAAGAAGAAAATGACGATGAATATAGAAAAAGATTAGAGCTTATTCCAGAATCATTTACTACAGGTGGTTCAGAAGGTTCGTATGAATATTGGGTTAAGAAATCATCAAATCTTGTTACAGATGTATTTATAAACAGTCCTAGACCTAATTATATTGATATTTATGTTGTTAATGGACTAGAACATCTCTCACAAGAAGAAAAACAGAAAATAAAGAATTATATAACTGAAAACAAAAATATAAAAGTTTTAAATGACCAGTTAGAAATAAAAGATCCAGTTTTTCACAATTATAATATTGATTTAGATTACTGGGTATACGATAATTCGTTAGTATCGAAATCAGAAATAGAAAAAGAATTAAGAAGCTCATTAGAACAATATACTAAATCTTTTAAAATGGGAGAAAGCATAAATTTACAGGATATTATAGATATTTCTAAAAATGTGGAAGGGATAAGAAGAGTTGAAATAAAATCACCTCAAACTTATATAGGTCAAAAGTTTCACTTAGCAAAATGTGGAACTATAACAATTTCATATAAAGGAGCAGAATCAAGATGAAAGAGCAAAATTTTATATATGATGTTACAAATATAAGAGATCTCGCTCCTGACATTTTAAGGAATGATAAACAATATAAAATAGTTTTAACTGTAATAGATGCACTTATATCTAAGCATATTGTTGCTAATATAGAATATTTAGAGTTTCTTGAAAGAATAGATACAATGGAAGAAAAAGAAATTGACCTTGTTGCAAAAGAATTAAGTGTTGATTTTTATGACTTCTCTATGTCTATAGAAGAAAAAAGAAAAGCTTGTAAATTATCTTTCCAAATCCATTCAATAAAGGGAACAAATAAAGCTATTCAAGATGTCTTAAATATCTTCTACGAAAAAGCTAATATACTAGAATTTCCTGAGTTTAATGGAGATAATGGAACATTCAAAATAGAAATTATGGGAACAACAAAAAGTAATTTAAATATTATGATAGATAGGGTTGAAAAAACTAAAAAGAAATCACAACATTTAACAGGTATTACTTTTAAAAATATTTCTATATCTCCTTTATATTTTTCAACACACATGAGATATGGAACAAGAGTAGTATTATATCCACAACAAGACTATTTTTATCTTAATAATTTAAATTTAGTAAATAAAACTGGAAAATATATTTTTGAAAAAAGGGGTGTTAATAATGGCTGAATTTAATAGTCACATAATAACAAATGCTGGAAGAAATCTTTTAGCAAGAGCATTAGCAGGAGAAGGAAAAGTTATATTCACTAAGGCAGCATTTGGAGATCAAAAACATTCAGGAAACTTAAGAGAAGTTACTGAATTAAAAAATAAAAAGTTAGATTTAAATGTTATGAATATAAGAAATGATAATGGTACTGCAGTTTTAACAGTACAAATATCAAATAAAGATGTAGATCAATCATTTCAAACAGAGGAATTTGGAGTTTATGCAAAAATTGAAGGAGATGCAACTGAAATTCTTTATTCTTATACTACAGCTGTATCAGCTGATACCTTTCCAAATAACAGATTAGGAAAAACTTATGAATCTATACAAGACATTTACATGGCAATTTCTAGTGATGTAGAAGCTGAAATTTATGTAAGAGATGGAGTTATTTATTTAACAAGAGATATAGCTAATCAGGTTTATACAGAAACTGGAATCACAGCAGTTGGTACATTAAAAGGAAGAAGTAACTTAGAAGAAAATAAACAGTATTTAGCTGATGATGGACATTGGTATAAAAATATTGGTGGAAATAGAAGTTGGAATTCTTTAGGAACACCAGATGAACAATTAATTCCAATTACATGGGAATATTTATACAAAAGTCTAAACACAAAAGAAGGACAATTAATTCAAAATTTAAATGGACTTTTAGGAAAAAATAATGGTCAATTTCCAGTAGACCAAGCAGTTGAAGGAAATGTTTACTATTTCCCAGCCAACCAAAAATACTATTACTGTTTAAAAAGCCAAAGTGGTAGAACAAGTGTTCCAAATGCTGACTTTGAAGAGATGTCAATTTGGGCTAATAAAAAGAAATTGGAAAATTTCTCTAAACTTGAGAGTGAAAGATTATACGTTCCAAATGCAACTTTTGTAAAAGTGTATAAGATTGCAGGTATGGTAACTCTTATAGTAGATAGTGGAACAGCATTTTTTAATAAAACTAACACTTCTATTTTCACTCTTCCTGAAAAATATAGACCAAATGAAACTCTATATTTTAGTGCTTCTTACAGAAATAGTACTAAATCTAATACATTTTTCTTACACAGTAATGGAAATTTAATAAAATCTGAAGCAGATGATAATGCTGGAGCTTATTATTTTACTATAACTTATCCTGCTAAAACAATTAATTAGCAGTTATATAAGCTATTGTTGTTTGCAGATTTCTAACAGTTATCCCTGCATTATTATGGGTGTAAAAATTACCATTTGGCTCTAATCTAAGCCAATGATAGTCCATCTTAACTCCACCTGTACTTGCAACAGCTGATAAATATTCAGTTGATTTAGGTCTAAATTCAACTGGTAAAGGAGTAGCAGGCATAACTATATCTTTGTTTGCAACTCTTGCAAATTTTATTTCTAATATACAAATATTCATTATCTTTAACACAGTATAGTGA